CGACGGCGGCTTCCTTTTGGAAGGAGGCGCCGCCCCAACGCACGAACACGTCGGTGCCGTGGGTTTCGATCGTGCCGGGCAGTGCCTGGTAGGTGAAGGAAAGGGTGGTCATTGGTAGATCTTTCCGTCGTCGCCGACATACAAATCAACAGGAGGAAAAGCCTTGCAGGCTTCGGTGAGCTGGTCGCCGACGGCGCCGAGACCGCGGTCCCAGAACCCGGCGCCGTGGCCGTTGCGGGTCAGCCAGAAGTCGTGGCCGATCTGCGTGTCCTGCAGGCCCGAGGCCTTGAGCAGCGCCTGGTTTTTGAGCACGAAGTCGGTCAGCTCGGAGCGCATCTTTTTGCGGGTCTCGGGTGCGATGGCTTCAACGCCGAGCACGTCGAGCGGTTGGTCGTTGTCATCGGTGCTGGACCACAGCGCGCAGTCCAGGTAGCCGAGCTCGACGTCGGAGATGTCAGTGCTGTTCATGCTGCAGTTCCCAGGGTGTTGATTTGTTTGATGGCAGCGCGAGCTGCGGCGGCGGTCTTGTAGCTGTGGAAGGCGCCGACGGTGTCGATGTCACCTTTGACCGTCTGGCGGCGCACGGTGTAGGCCTTGACACCGGAGGGGTCCACTTCGCTGGTGACGAACAGAACACCGGCGGTGGTCTCGTAAGCAACGTCGGGCAGCTTGGTCTTGAAGAAACGCATGCTGTCTGCGTCGAACCAGTGGCCGTCAGGCTGGTTGCGTTTGTAGAAGTCGCGGACTTCGGTGAATCGGATCGTTTTCATGTGGCGCTTTCGTTTTGGTTGGCGATGAGGAATTGTAGCAGATGCTAAAACACCAACCCAAAATAAAACCCTACCGCGCCGTAGGGTTTTAGGCGTGCCGCCCTGTGAAGGTCAGCGCAGCAGCAGCAACACCAGCGCCAACACACCAAGGCCAAAGCCGCCCACGCCGGCCACCCACCACAGCCGCTGCAGCTGCGTGCGGATCTCCTCGAGCGGGTCCTGGTACAGGCCCCCGTGTTCAACCAGGTAAGCGATCCGCTGCTTGATCTGTTCGTCGTTCATCGAATCAGTCCTATAAGTTTTTGGATGAAGGGTTCGTCGACCCGGCCCGTGAGCTTGGTGTGTTCGTAGACCAGGCCGACTAAGTTCGCGTAAGCATCGGGATCTGGTTTTAGACCTGCGTCACGGATTGCAGCAGCCACGGCACGCACGCACGCAGAAAGAGTCTCATCGTCCACCTGGCGGCCGTTGCCGGCGTGCTCCTGGTCGAGCCAACCGATGGGCAGGCCGAGCTTGGCTTCCATGTCGCGGGCGACTTTCTCGCTGACCTCGCGTGAGGGGTTGGGCCCGGCCAGCTGCGCGATGTAGCTGCCGTTGGTGTGGCCCAACTTCTTGGCCATCGAGGTGGGCCCGCCCCACTGGGCCATCAGCGAGCGCAGGTTTTCGCGGCGGGTGACGTACACGGACTTCATGGCCGGGCAGGGTAGCAAAGGCACGCAGCTTGCTGCAATACCTTTACAGCCTGCTAAACTGCGCGACATGAAAACCATCACTTCCATGAAGGCCTGGATGGCCGCCGCCACCGTCGACGAACAAGAGCTCCTGGCCGAGCGCGTGGGCACCACCCGCGGCATGCTCTACCAGTACGCAGGCGGGCACCGCACGGCCAGTGCCGAGCGCGCCGGCGCCATCGAGCGCTCCACCGCCGAGATGCACAAAGCCAGCAAGGGCCGACTGCCCAAGATCTACCGCACGGATCTGTCCGAGGCCTGCCTGCAGTGTGAGTACGCGCAGCGCTGCCTCAAGGGCCAGGCGGTGATCAGCGAGTTCCCGATCGTGGACGCCCGACAACTGGAGTTGACCTTATGAGCTGGTGGCAAGTCTTGATCCTTTGCTGGGTGTGTTACCTGCTGGGCTTTGCCACCGCCGCCCTGATGCAAATCGCCCGCGATGATGCCGAGATCCGCGAGCACAACCGTGAGGCCCTGCGTTCGCCGGGGTTGACGGATGATTGAAGCGCTCGCCACCGGCATGCGCCTGATGCTGCCCAGTGGCAACGTCATCGTCCTGGTGCGCCGCGAGCGCACCGAGTGGATCTGCGAATACACAGAGCTCGCCCGTGCCCGCGGCGAGGTCATCTTCACCGGCCTGTTCCTGCGCAAGTATGCGCAGCGCGTCTGATCTTTTACTTTCTGCTAAAGTCGAAGCTGCCAACCAGTTAATCGTGTGCCCCTTGGTGGGGGCTGGGACCCGTGACACGAGCGGGGAGGTTGGCGCTTCGCCCAGCCTCCACCAAGGTGCCTTTAGAAAGCGCCAAATGCCAACACCTACTCGGGGGCCACGTTCATGAACGCGGTCACCACCATCAAACCCCATCTCTCATCGATCGTCGCCCCTGATGAAATGCGCAACCTGCCTGGCTGGCTGGTGTGGCGCTTTGAGTACCACGAGGGCGAAGAACGCCCCCGCAAGATCCCGTACTACACCGCCGGCAACAAGCGCCACGGCAAACAGGGCTCAACACAAGACCTTCAGCAACTGACCACGTTCGACGCGGCGCGCACTGCTGCCGCTCGGCGTGGGTTCGACGGCGTGGGCTTCGTGCCGCTGCCCGAGTGGAACATCTGCGCGCTCGACTTCGACCACTGCGTCGTCAACGGCAAGGTGCACCCCGACCTCGAGGCGATCGTCACCGGCACGTATGCCGAGTACAGCCCGAGCGGCACCGGCGTGCGCGCCTTCGTCAAGGGCCAGTACGGCAACAGCAAAGCGCGCGGCGAGCCTTACGGGTTCGAGGTGTTCAGCTCCAAGGGCTTTGTCACGTTCACCGGCAACCGCCTGGACGTGGTCGAGATCCTGGGCAACGAGAACACGATCGCGCAGCTCGACGCACCCGTGCGTGCGCTGTGTGCCAAGCGCTTCACGCGCGAGGTGGCCGAGACCGGCGTCAGTGCCGGCGAGCCCTTAGGCCTCACGCCCCAGCAGATCGACAAGTGCCTGAGCGTGATCGACGCCGACAGCGGCCACGACGAGTGGCTCGCCGTGGGCATGGCGCTGCACCACGAGACCCAGGGCGAGGGCTTTGATCTGTGGAACGACTGGTCGGAGCTCGGCAGCAAATACCCGGGGCGTGAGGTGCTGCTGCACCGCTGGTCATCCTTTGGCAAGACGCACGACCGCACCGTCACCGCCCGCAGCCTGGTGCGCCTGGCCAACGAGCACGGCGCAGGCATCAACTTAAACGGCCCAGCCAGTGCGGACGAGTTCGAGGACCTGGTCGGGGATGTGAACTCAACTCACGCCCCTGAGGGCCAGCGCTTTGCGATCGTGCCCGCGCACGAGTTCGCCACAGGTGCGAACCCGACCTGGGTGATCAAGGACGTGTTGCCCCAGGCCGAGCTCGTGGTGATGTACGGCGCGAGCGGCTCGGGCAAGTCATTCTTGGCGCTCGACATGGCCGCAGCCATCGCCCGGGGCGTGGAGTGGCGCGGCAAGCGCGTACGCAAGGGCAGGGTGGCCTACATCGCCGCCGAGGGCGGGGGTGGCTTCAGAAAGCGTCTGCGGGCCTATGGCCAGCACAACGAGATTGACCTGGCCAGCCTCGAGCTGGGTGTGATCCACGCCGCGCCCAACATGATGGAAGCCAAGGACGCCGCCGACATCGTCAAGAGCATCAAGGCCTGGGGCGGTGCCGACATCGTGATCGTCGACACGTTCGCCCAGGTCATGCCAGGGGCCAACGAGAACGCCGGCGAGGACGTGGGCAAGGCGCTCACCCACTGCAAGCGCATCCACGAGCTCACCGGCGCCATGATCATCTTGATCCACCACGCGGGCAAAGACGCCAGCAAGGGGGCCAGGGGCTGGTCAGGGCTGCGCGCTGCCGCGGATGCCGAGCTCGAGGTGGTGCGCGAGGCCACGGGGCGCTCGCTGCGCCTGACCAAGAGCAAGGACGGCGAGGACGGCATGGCCTGGGGCTTTGACCTCGAGATCATCACTGTGGGCACAGACGAGGACCTGGACCCCATCACCAGCTGCGTGGTGATCGAAGCACAGATGCCGGTGCCAGGCGCTGGCCCTGCCAGGAAGCTCGGCCCGGTCGAGAAGGCGGTCAACGACGTGATCCAAGAGTTCGCGGTGGCGCAGACCGAGGGCATCGAAGTCGGCCCGGTGTTGGCCGAGGCGGTCAAACGCATTGAGCCGCCTGCCGATGGCAAACGAGACACACGCAAACAACGAGCTCGCCGGGCGCTTGAAGCGCTGTGCGCCGGGGACGATGCACCCTATTGGATCGCCGACGATGGCTGCATCACGATTTGCTGAAAGGACATGACATGAAGGTACTTAAAGAGCGCATCAACAGGCACGGCCGGCGTGAGGTTGTGGTCGAGCTGCACGAGGGTGACAAGCTCATGTCGTTCAACGAAAACCGGTATTACCGGCTTGGCGGGCAGGTCGAAGACGTGGTGCAAGGGCACGTCATCACCGAGTCAGACCACGTCATGTGGTGCAGCGTCGCGCAAAGGTGGGAAGCATGAACGCGCAACGTTTTGCACGTTCGACAATGCAACGTGCAACGTTTGTGCAACGTTGCACCGTGTTGCAGTGTTGCGAAGATTCAAAAGCTGCAACGCAACGCAACGTGTGTCTAAGGACACGTTGCAGTGTTGCATTGAATCGGGGGTGTTGACGTGCTGAATGTGCATTGCGTGCGGATTCAGCCCTGGTCAAAAAGAAAGGCGCAAAAAATGCAGAAACTGGTGGCACTCAACGAAAACGGTCGGCGCATTGGCGAGAGCCACCCACGCGCCAAACTCCTGGACCATGAGGTCGATCAGGTGCTGGCGCTGCTCGAGGCTGGTCTGAGCTACGCCGAGGTGGCGCTCAAGTTCGACGTCTCGAAGTCCTGCGTGGCACACATCGCCACGGGTCGCCGTCGTGGCCAAGCGGTCGAGCGCACGGTGCGCGTGTCCGTGTCCTGATGATTTAGCGCGAAGATAAAACCATGGCTGAAAAACACTTCGACTGGAAACCCGCTTTCCTGGCTGCTCTGCGTGAGCTGCCGGTGATCGCTCATGCGTGCAAGGCGGTGGGCATTGAGCGCTCGACCGCCTACCGAGCCCGTGAGGCCGACGAGGGCTTCGCCCAGGCCTGGGACGAGGCGCAGGAGGATGGCATCGACCGCGCCGAGCAGGAGGCCTTCAGACGGGGCGTGACGGGCTTCGAGGAGCCGGTCCTGGACAAGGGCCGCCTGAGCTACCGATACGAGCGCTACGAGGTCGAGGACATCGACGGGCGCAAAGAGGAGAAGTGGCGCATGTGCTTGGACGAGCACGGCCAGCCGATCCCGCTCACGGTGCGCAAGCACAGTGATGCGCTGCTGTCGCTGTTCCTGAAGGGCCGGCGCAAGAAAGTCTACGCCGACCGCACCGAGCTCACGGGCCCTGAGGGTGGCCCCGTGCAGCAGGTGGATGAGACCGCCAAGGCAGCGCGCGTGGCGCAGCTGCTGGCCCTTGCCCAGCAACGCAAAGACTTTGAGGACCTCGCATGATCGGCGAACTGTTGGAGCTGCTGCCCGTGATCGCCGTGTGCGTGCTGCTGGGGATGTGGATCGCCCACATCCTGCGCATGTGGGGCAACCTCTTCAAGCGCGACGAATGACGCCGAGCCAAGCGCGCGACCTCGAGCGCTACCTGACCCCGGCCGAGCGCGAGGAGCTCAACGCCCTGATCGCTGCCGACCTCGAGCAGCATCGCTGGCGCCCGCTGCCTGGGCCCCAGACCATGGCCTACAACTCCCAGGCCGACGTGATCGGGTTCGGGGGCGCTGCCGGCGGGGGCAAGACGGATCTGGCCATCGGCATGGCCACGACCCAGCACCACCGCACGCAGATGTTTCGGCGTGAGGGCCCGCAGCTCAAGGGCATCATCGACCGCCTGGCCGAGATCTTGGGCAGCCGCCAGGACATCAACGGCAACCCGCCCGTGTACCGCGACGCCGACGATCGCCAGATCGAATTCAACTCCATGCCCAACCTGGGCGATGAGACCAAGTACCAGGGCCGACCCAAGGACCTGCTCGTGATCGACGAGGCGGCCAACTTTCTCGAGCAGCAGGTGCGCTTCGTCAAGGGCTGGGTGCGAACCACACGCCCAGGACAGCGCACGCGCACGCTGCTGACCTTCAACCCGCCGACCAGTGCCGAGGGCAGGTGGGTGATCTCGTTCTTCGCGCCCTGGCTCGACAAGAAGCACCCGCTGTACCCGACCGACCCGGGCGCGCTGCGCTACGTGTACGTCGACCCGGTGACGGGCGAGGACGTCTGGGTGCCCGACAACGACGCCCGGCCGTTCGTGCTGCGCGGTCACGATCGGGTCTATGACTTCGACCCGCTGATGTACCGGCCCGAGGAGATCATCCGGCCCGAGTCGCGCACGTTCATTCCCTCGCGCATCACCGACAACCCGTTCCTGGTGTCGACCGGCTACATGTCGCAGCTGCAGGCACTGCCCGAGCCCCTGCGCAGCCAGATGCTGCTGGGCGACTTCCAGGCCGGCATCGAGGACGATCCCTGGCAGGTCGTGCCCACCGCCTGGGTCGAGATCGCCCAGGCCCGCTGGCGCGAGCGCTCACCCAAGGGCGAGCTGCTGTCCATGGGTGTTGACGTGGCGCGAGGCGGCAAGGACCAGACCGTCATCGCCAACCGCCACCGCAACGACAACAGCACCATGTGGTTCGACCGCATGCAGATGCACCCAGGCAGTGAGACCCCCAACGGGCGCAAGGTGGCGGGCCTGGTGATCGCCGAGCACCGCGACCATGCACCGATCCACATCGACGTGATCGGCGTGGGCGCGAGCCCCTACGACGTCCTGGTCGACACCAACCAGCCGGTGTACGGCGTCAACGTGTCCGAGCGTGCAACGAGCCTGGACAAGTCGGGCCGGCTGTCGTTCTTCAACCTGCGCTCGCAGCTCTGGTGGCAGCTGCGCGAGGCGTTGGACCCGGCGGCCGACAACGGCATCGCGCTGCCGCCCGACAAGGACCTGCTGGCCGAGCTGTGCGCGCCGCGCTGGGAGCTGTCAGGGATGACGATCAAGGTCGAGAGCCGCGACGACATCGTCAAGCGGGTGGGGCGCTCGCCTGACCGGGCCTCGGCTTTGGCCTTGGCACTGATCGACACGCCCAAGATCCGCGACATCCGCGCGATGGGCGAGAGCGATCGGCCGAGCCTCGACTACGACCCTTACCGGAACATGTGACCCTGGGGTGTCCGTGTTGCAAAGGGCGCACAGCACAATGCCCGCAACTCCCAGGAGATCCCCATGTGCATGAGCTCGCCCGACATTCCACCACCACCCCCACCTCCGCAAGAAGTCAAACAGCCTGACAGCGCGAACGTGACCGACAAAGCCAAGCGCAACCGCGCCGGCATCGTCGGGGGCTCGCTGTTGACAGGCCCGAGCGGTGTGGCCACCAACGCCATGACCACGGGTAAATCCACGCTCCTCGGCATGTGATGGACGGCCAGCCGATCAACCGACGACAGCGCATCCTGGCGCGCAAGAGCGCGCTGTGGACCGAGCGCTCGAGCTGGATCACGCACTGGCGTGAGATCAGCGACTACCAGCAGCCCCGTGCCGGGCGCTTCGTCGTGACCGATCGCAACCGCGGCGACAAGCGCGCCAACCACATCCTGGACAACACCGCCGTGTTCGGTGCGCGCACCCTGGCCGCCGGCCTGATGTCGGGCATCACGAGCCCCGCGCGTCCGTGGTTCCGTCTCGAGATCAAGGACAAGGAGCTGATGGAGTCGGGCCCGGTCAAGACCTGGCTGCACGACACCGCGGCACTGCTGCGCGCGATCTTCGCGAGCTCCAACACCTACCGCAGCCTGCACACGATCTACGAGGAGCTGGGCCTGTTTGGTACCGGCGCCTCGATCGTGCTGCCCAACTTCAACAACGTGCTGCACCACTACCCGCTGACGGTGGGCGAGTACGCACTCGCGACCAACGCCGAGGGCGAGGTCGACACGCTGTGCCGTGAGTTCCAGATGACCGTCGCGCAGATGGTCGAGCAGTTCGGCAAAGACAACTGCAGCACGACCGTGCGCGACATGTTCAGCAAGGGTCAGTACGACGCCTGGGTGGACGTCATGCACCTGGTCGAGCCGCGCAAGCAGCGCGACATGAGCAAGCGCGATGGCAAGAACATGCGTTTTGCCTCGATCTACCTGGAGCCCGGCAAGGACAACGCCGACCAGTTCCTCTCCGAGTCAGGCTTCCAGAAGTTCCCGGTGCTCGCCCCGCGTTGGGTCGTCACCGGCAACGACGTGTACGGCACGAGCCCCGGCATGGAGTGCCTGGGCGATGTGAAACAGCTGCAGCACCAGCAGCTGCGCAAGGGCCAGGCGATTGACTACCAGGTCAACCCACCCCTGCAAGTGCCCACCAAGTACAAGGAAGCGGCCAAGGCCCGACTGCCTGGCGGCGTGTTCTACGTCGACAGCATGGGCCCCAACCAGGGCGTGCGCTCGGCGTTCGACGTCAACCTGAACCTGCAGCATTTGCGCGAAGACATCGTCGACGTGCGCGAGCGCATCCGCTCGGCCTACTACGCTGACCTGTTCCTGATGCTGGCCAACGACAACCGCTCCGGCATCACCGCCACCGAGGTCGCCGAGCGCCACGAAGAGAAGCTGCTGATGCTGGGCCCCGTGCTCGAGCGTCTGCACAACGAGCTCTTGAGCCCGCTGATCGACACCGCGTTTGACTACGCCGCGCGCGCCGGCATCCTGCCCGAGGCACCGCCCGAGCTCGAGGGCATGGACCTGAGCGTCGAGTTCATCTCGGTGCTGGCCCAGGCACAGCGTGCGGTCGCGACCCAAGGCATGGACCGACTGCTCGGCACCGTGAGCCAGATGGCCGCGGTCAAGCCCGACGTGCTGGACAAGCTCAACTTCGACCAAATCGTCGACGAGTACGGCGAGGCCTACGGCGTGAGCCCCAAGATCATCCTGCCCGACAACGAGGTCGCAGCGCTTCGCCAGCAACGCGCCGCCGCGATGCAAGCGCAGCAGGCCGCCGCCACCGCACCGCAGGTGGTCGAGTCCGCCAAGACCGCGAGCGAGATCGACACCGGCAACCTGCAGGACGTGTTGACCTCGCTGCAGGGCTACAGCTCCGTCAGCCCGGCACCGATGTAAAGGAACCCCATGAAGCTGATCGACATGAAGAACACGGTCAAGACCAAGGACTCGAGCCTGGTCTCGCCGGTGGAGCAGGACGAGTACCCGTACGGCCTGCGCATTCGCCTGGACAACGACAGCCTGAAAAAGCTCGGCCTGACCGAGCTGCCCGCCATCGACAGCGAGCACAAGCTCGTGGCCCTGGTGTGTGTCGTGGGCCTGTCGATGAACGAGAGCGCAGGCGAGGGCGAGCCCTACCGCTCGGTCGAGCTGCAGATCGAGAGCCTCGCACTGATGCCCGCCAAGGAAGAGGCTGGCGAGTCGAGCGACGACCGCGCCAAGGCGATGTACCCGAGCATGCTCGGCTGATCGTATCCGTGAGCTAAATGCGCGGCACTACTATCGCCGCGTGGCAACTACCAACGACCCAACAGATCTGCGACGTCAAGAACGCGAGGCCGAAAGCGAAGAGCTGGTGGCGCGCGAGCTCAGGCGCAAGGAACTGGAAGATCTTCGGTGGTTGCTCGGTCACCCCCAAGGGCGCCGCATCTCGATGCGACTGCTGGAAGAGGCGGGCGTGTATCGCAGTTCCTTCAACCATAGCGGCAGCGTTATGGCCTTCAACGAAGGTAAGCGACACATCGGTCTGTTTCTCACGGCTGAGTTCCTCGAAGCCGCTCCCGACGGGTTTATGAAAGTGCTCAAAGAGTACGGAAAGACCAAAGATGACTGATACGACTGCGGCAACCGGCACACCTTCCACCGACGCTGGGGAACCGACAACCACTGCAAGCACTGCTGCGAACACCGCAGGCACCGTGGACCCGACGGCGGCAACGCCTGCGACCACTGCAAGCACGACCGACCCGAAAGCCACGGAACCCGTGGTGCCCGAGTCGTACGAGCTCAAGATGCCCGACGGCGTTCAGCTCGACTCGGCAGCCGCCGAGGAGTTCACCGCGATTGCCAAGGAGCTCAAGCTCGACCAGGCCGCGGCGCAAAAGCTGGCTGACATCGGCGCCAAGATGGCGACCCGTCAGGCAGAAGCGCACGCCCAGCTCGTCGAGACCTGGACCGAGCAAGTCAAGACCGACAAAGAAATCGGTGGCGACAAGCTCGATGAAAACCTCGGCGTCGCACGCAAAGCGATCGACACCTTCGGCTCACCTGAGTTGAAGGCGCTGTTGAACAGCACCGGGCTGGGCAACCACCCCGAAGTCGTGAAGCTGGCGTTCAAGGTCGGCAAAGCGATCAGCGAAGACCGTTTCGTGACCGGCAGCCCCAAAGGCGCCGAGACCGACATGGCCAAAAAACTGTTTCCCAACATGAACTGAAAGGCACCTCACCATGGCTACTCTCGCCGCAAACAACCCCACTCTGATGGACGTCTCCAAGCGTCTGGACCCCGATGGCAAAATCGCCTCGATCGTCGAAATCCTGAACGCGTCCAACGACGTGCTGCAGGACATGTCGTTCGTCGAAGGCAACTTGCCCACCGGCCACCGCACCACGATCCGCACCGGTCTGCCCACTCCCACCTGGCGCAAGCTCTACGGCGGCGTGCAGCCCACCAAGTCGACCACCGCGCAGGTGACTGACTCGGCCGGTATGCTCGAGGCCTACGCTGAAGTCGACAAGGCTTTGGCTGACTTGAACGGCAACAGCGCCGCGTTCCGTCTGTCCGAAGACGCCGCCCACATCGAAGGCATGGGCCAGGAAATGGCCTCCACGCTGTTCTACGGCAACGAAGGCTCCGAGCCTGAAGCCTTCACCGGCCTGGCACCGCGCTACAACTCTCTGTCCGCACAGAACGCCGACAACATCATCGACTTCGGTGGTACCGGCTCCGACAACATGTCGATCTGGTTGTGCGTCTGGGGTGCAAACACCGGCCACGGCATCTACCCCAAGGGCTCGATCGGCGGCTTGCAGATGAACGACAAGGGCCAGGTCACCATCGAGAACGTCGATGGCGCTGGCGGCCGTATGGAAGGCTACCGCACCCACTACCGTTGGGACTGCGGCTTGACCATCCGTGACTGGCGCTACTTCGTGCGCATCGCCAACATCGACTTCAGCGTTTTGAACGCTGGCGATGCTGGCGCCGTGACCGCACAGAAAGCGCTGATCACCGCCATGATCAAAGCCACCGAGCGCATCCCCGCGTTGGGCAAGGGCCGTGCCGCGTTCTACGTGCCACGCAACATCCGCGAGAACCTCCGCCTGGGCATCTTGGAGCGCACCTCCAACAACCTGTCGTGGGAAACCGTGGAAGGCAAGCGCGTCATGACGTTCGACGACATCCCCGTCCGTCGCACCGACGCCTTGGTCAACACCGAAACCCGCGTGGTCTAAGTGGAGGAGGGGACCTCGGTCCCCGCCTCGCTTACTGCGAATCCCCATTTGAAAGGACACACATCATGATTCTCGACGAACGCAATGAATTCGCTGATGCCACCGCACTCAGCACCGCCGCAACTGGCTTGGCCCTGGTGGGCGACGTGATCGACTTGGGCACCGACGGCGTCAACGACGTTGAAGGCATGTACCTGGTCGTGACGGTCGACACCGCGGTGACTTCCGGTGGTGCTGCCACCGTGGAGTTCCAGTTGGCCTCTGACGCCCAGGCAGCAATCGCTGTCGACGGCTCTGCCACCGTGCACGCCAAGTCGGCCGCGATCCCCAAAGCCACCTTGGTGGCCGGCTACCAGGCCTTCGTGGTCGCACTGCCCAAGGGCCAGTACGAGCGTTACCTGGGCATCTTGCAGAACGTCGGCACCGCAGCGCTGACCGCCGGCAAGGTCAACGCCTTCCTGACCAACGCTCCTGCGACCTGGAAGTCGTTCGACGCGCCGTTCCAGCTGTAATAGGAGGCCGGCATGAAAGTAACCGCCATCAAGCCGGCCTTCCATAACGGCGCCCGCGTTCGCGTAGGCGCCGAGCTGGAAGTGTCTGATGACTTCAAGGCCTCTTGGTTTGTGAAAGCCGAGACCGTTGAAGCGGCCAAGGTCGCGAAGGAGGCCAAGCCTTCGCGTCCGCAGCCTAAAGCGCTGTCGCAAATGGGCAAGGGTGAGGACAAGTCCTTCATCCAGGCCCACAGCGAAAAGGCCGACCTGGCCTGATCGGCGGTCGCTGACTGCACCCAAGGGCACCCCCACAAAGGGTGCCCTTTTCTTTGCGTGTCCGTGGCCGTGAACGTGCCCCCTACACTCGCTGGCATTGGAGAACCCCCATGGCCTCAGTCGTCCAAATCTGCAACATGGCCTTGAGCCACATCGGCTCCGAGGCCCGCGTCTCGAGCATCAGCCCGCCTGACGGCAGCGTCGAGGCGGGGCACTGCGCCGACTTCTACGACATGGCGCGCACCGAGCTGCTTGAGCCCGGCAACTGGAACTTTGCGTTGAAGCGCGCGCTGCTGGCGCAGACCACCAACCTGAGCACGGCCTGGGCCTACGCCTACGTCAAACCCTCCGACTGCCAGCGTGCGCTGCGCGTGCTGCGCCCCAACGTCACCGTGACCGTGTTCACCCAGGACACCGTCGGCGCACACACCGACGACCGCGACAGCGCTGCCTTCGACATCGAAGGGGATGTGATTTTCAGCAACGAGCCCGACGCGGTGCTGGTCTACGTCCGCGACGTGGTCGACACCAACCGCTTCCCGGCGAGCTTCACCAGCGCGCTGTCCTACCTGCTCTCAGCCTACCTGGCTGGGCCGATCATCAAAGGCAACGAGGGCGTGCGCGTCAGTGACGCCATGCGCCAGCGTGCCATGAGCCTGGCAGACGTCTCCGCCACCTCGGCGGCCAACGCCTCGAGCGCTGAGACCGCGCCCACCTCGAGCATCCTGGCGGTGCGCGCATGAGCACGAAGTTCCTGCTGCGCTCCTTCGCCGGCGGGGAGATCACGCCCGAGCTCGCAGGGCGCATTGACCTGACCAAGTACCAGACGGGCCTGGCGCTCGCCCGCAACTTCATCACGCTGCCACACGGGCCCGCGGCGCGCCGCCCAGGCTTTGAGTTTGTGCGCGCTGCAGGGGACTCGACGCGCGCCGTGCGCCTAATCCCGTTTGCGTTCAGTGCCACGCAAACCGTGGTGCTCGAGTTCGGGCACGAGTACATCCGCTTCCACATCGAGGGCGCCACGCTGCTCGACCCGGGCACCGGCCTGCCGTACAGCATCGCCACCCCGTACCAAAGTGCCGACCTGTTCGACCTGCACCACGCGCAGTCGGCCGACATCATCACGATCACGCACCCCGGTTACGCCACGCGCGAGCTCGCCAGGAACGACGCGACCGACTGGACCCTGACCGCGATCTCGTTCGCCCCGCCGAG